CATAAGAGATAAAACCAGCCACGATCCCAAGCATAGCCCAGCGACCATTAGTGGATTCAGCGCGTTCAGCATAACTTTTCATCCCATACTTTTTTGCGTCTTCGTCGGAAATATAAACAGGAGGCTCAATTGCCCACATATTCTGTTGTCCACGATCATTAGTCGTAACAGTCATTGTAGTTTTGTTAAGAAACATTACATAATTATATAGGAAATCTTAAGACCTGTCAAGGTGTCTGTGAGGATTCGGTAATACGACCCAAATAAGGATCATAATTCATCAAATCGTCTATCTTCATATCATGACCCTGCTGCTCCCAAAATTGCAGAAGTCCGTCATGACTTGCTCTGTGAAAAACATCAATGTGCTCCGGATGAATTGAAGACCCCAATTCAATTCGATAAAGAAAAATAGGAATCGAATACGTATTTCCAGAATTATAAACCAAATCATCAGCAACTGCTCTAGGTTTTACGCCATTATCAAGTTTATACTTATCATCACGAACGTGAAACTTAAGGAGTTTTTCTGCGTGATGACGAGTAATCATATATGCAGCAGTAGAGAAATCATTGACGAATCTCTTGTGCAACTTAACGTGCAAATCTCCAGTGCAGATAATTGCAAGTTGCACTACATCCCAATCATAAGGAATCTTGGAAACAAAATCCGCCCAAGTGAAATCCCAAAATCTTGCAAGTTGAAGATCAACATCATCTTCCATAATGATTGCATATGGAGAGTCAGAGGTTTCATACCAATGCTTAATTGCCTTTAGATGAGAAGTTGTGCAACCAATCTCCCCAGAAGTCATTGTGTCTGGGTATCTACCTTTAATGATATCTCCCAAGTCATCATCACGACCATCATAAGCAGAGATGTGAGTATAATTCTCAATCTCCCAATACTTAAATTGGTCCTCCATATATTGTTTTCTTTCTGGTTGACCATCTAAATTCAAGTAATAGATTGGTCCAATATTTTTAAGTTTATATGCTGATTTGTTTTTGTCCATCACATTCTCATCCATCTTTCTGGAATTAAATCTTTAGTGTTTTTATCTTTACAGGTTTCCCCAAACCAATTTATAGGTGCAACGACGTGGTTAGAATTAGACAACCAAGCACCCCACCAGGAGAATGAGGAATTAGCAATAATATGATGTTTGCACAGGGACATTAGACACAGGTCAACATACTGGTCTCCAGATTCAGAAACCATAAAACGCTCATCTGAAAATACCTCCTGCTCTTTACACCATTCTGGTTCATCAGAAAAAATAATGACTGGAAGACTAGTATCAAAATTCTTCAATGCTTCTTCATAATAATTCAAGTCAAGAGCAGTGTGATTTGGATTTTGAAGGTAGTCTGTGCGACGAATATGAAGACTGATTGCATCACCAACAGACCCCACCATTTCTTTGCAAGGTTCTAGAATCTCATCCTTGAAAGAAAAGTCAACCCGAATCTCATCTTCAATATGTGCGAAATATTTTTCTGACTGAAAAAATCCAGCAAGAGTAATTTCATCCGGACACATATTGAAGAGAATCTCATCAAAGTGAAAATGCCTTTCTTCTGCTACTGGAGCATATCCCCTATCAAGAAGTTTAATGTTATGAGGAAGGACATACGACATCTTAAATGGATAGAAGATTTCAATCTTCAAATCAAACCCATAAGGGTCCTTAACAACTTGACTATGATTTGGAATACAAAAATCATATCCTCGATTGCGGGCAATACCTCTTAAAGAGGCATACTGAAACATTTGATTTCCTAATCTGCCCAGTCTACCAAGATGATTAAACGCCAGCATTCAATTGTCCCCTTCTTTCTTTAACATAATTTTGGTCTTCATAGTATCTTACTATAGCATCTTTATCCAGTGTGCGAATTACCTGCCAAAGATTATGATTATCCATAAACTTTGGATTATGATAATGTGAATTAAAAGTTCTTGAGTGGTCAAAATGATAGACCACATCATTTACTCTTCCTACATTATATCCAAGTGCCTGCAAACGATAATAATATTCACAGTCTTCAGCACCCCAAGATATGAAGTTTTCATTCCACATATAAGAGTCAATATAAACCTGACGCTTAATCATTTGACCCCAACCCATTACAGAAGGTTGCAGTTTACAATTTGGTTGAATGACATTCAAGTCAAATTTAGATTGAATAAAAGAATCAAATAAAGAAACTGGATAATCAACTGCCCACTGATAAACACCGCAACCATAAGGGTAGACTGCATCAAATCCACCCATAATCATATTATATGCAGTTACATAACTTGATACTGGATAGACAACATCGACATCATAATTATAAACTACTTCTGTATTTGAAGCAAGAAGCAAGTCATTTAAAATTCTTGTTTTATAGAAAAACTTGTTTTCAGATTGCTCAAAGATGTGATAAAGATTTGTCGGAATATCTCCAAAGATTTTTTGAATGACTGGTAGTGCCTTGTCTTGAAAAACAGATTGCGTATCATTCTCCTTGACAATAATGGGAGATTGTGGGAAATGGTGTGTGATATAACTGATTGAAGTGATAATGTTTTTCAGTCGGTCTTCACTTTCAATTCGACAAGGCATTAAGAATGTAAGATTATTCATAACTCACCTCCACCCAGTTCTCTGGCAGAAGGTCTTTCATATTGTAGTGATTATACATCGATCCAAACCAAGGATTCGGTGCGACAATCGGTTGTGTAGGATTCTCAATCAACCAGGCACCCCACCAACTCATTGTGCTGTTGGCAATAATACCACCACCACACAGAGACATCATACACAAATCAAAGTAAGGAATCAATGCCTGCTGACGACCTTGAAGTGTATCACAAGTTTGAGGATACTTTTCAGTATATTCCGAGAGCATAAACCTATCGCCTTGAAATAATTCCTGCTCTCCACACCATTCAATATCATCGGAGAATACAAGCACTGTAGAATTTTCATCAAAGTGAGTCAGTGCCTTCTCATAATATCCAATAGGACAGGCAGGATGTGCCTCTGGTTTGACCAGGTAATCTCCTCTCCTTACGTGAAGAAAAATCGGATTCTCAATCTCATCAATGATTTCTTTACAAGGTTCTAGAATCTCATCTTTGAATATGTAATCTTTACGAATAATATCTTCCACATTCAAAAAATACTTTTCAGAGGTAAAGTAATCGTGAAGATTTACATTGTCTGGACACTTATCAAAAAACTCTTGGACAAAGTGAAACTCTCCCGTAGAAATACTGGGAGCATTTAAGATTCCAAAATTACTTTCCTGGACTGATTCCATCTTGAAACAATCAAAAAGACCATAATTGGAATCTCCATAACTATCTGGACGAGGAATCAACCAATCAAATCCCCGATTTTTAGCAATACCACGAAGGGCAGCATACTGAAACATTTGATTGCCCAGACGCCCATTAGAACCTAGTCGATTATAACTTATAGTCATTTTTTAAAATAATTCAAATAGATAAAGTCTTCAAGAATTTCATATTGCCGTACTCTCTCAAGATTATCTTTAATTGCTTCCATTTTATCATAATAAATGTCTTCTGACACATCAAACTCTTCCGTCAATGGAATGATTCCTTCAGAATTAAAATAATTGCCAATATCTGAAGATCCCATGTAAACAGGTATGGTACCCGAAGCAAAACAGTCAAGAATTTTTTCTGTAAAATAAGATTCGTAAAATCCGTTTTCAACAACTACAGAAAACATATAATCACAAAGACCCTCTTCTTTTAAACTAATCTCGTTTATTCCTCTTCCATACACATCAATCTGGTCACCAATCATTTCTAACCAACGAAGTCGAAGTCTTTGCCCCTCAGTCATTGATTTATTAGATGATATCATTGAAATCATCTTAGTTTTTTTATAAATTTTTGGTTCTTGAATCCAAAATCCTTGAGCCGGACACCACTTAAATTTTGAATCAAGTTTGAGCAATTGTTGGTTATGAGTAAAAATAACATCAAAAGTATTCAAATAATCTTGAAGATTTCTCTCCACATCTTCTACAATTCTAGACTTGATGTATTTTGATTCTAATATCCAAGCATATTTTTTTCCACCAATGGTATCATTAAATGCCTGTGATATTGTATCGTCAACGTAAAATGTTTCGCCAATAGAATTATCGCGAACCCACTCAACATATTTTGATTCTTTACCATGCACGGAATAACCTTTGTTTCCTCCAGTGAGATGAGTAAAGGTATCTCCGACTAAATTGAATTTTCTTTTCATAGATGATATAATATATAAATCTGATGTTAAATTAAAACAATGCGAGTCATATCCTTTTCATTATACGGCAATAATCCAAAATACACAATAGGTGCAATCAGAAATTCAGAATTAAAAGAAACGTATTTTCCTGGTTGGGAAATGAGAGTCTATCATAATGACTCTGTTCCAAACTATGTATTAGAGCAACTGGAAGCAAATAATGTTGTTTTGGTCAATACTGGAGTGGAGCAAGGTTTCTGTAATGCTATGTGGCGTTTTGCGCCAGCATCAGAAAAGGTAGAATGCTTCATCTCCAGAGATTGTGATTCTCGTTTATTTGAAAGAGATGCTGTAGCAGTTCAAGAATGGTTAGAATCTGGTAAGTGTTTTCATATCATTCGTGACCATCCTGGCGGTCACGCTTGGGAAATCAGTGCTGGTATGTGGGGAGCAAGAGGATGCTTTGTTGAGGATATTCAAGATAAAATTAACGAATATATTCAAACAAGTTCTTGGGTGAATGACCGAGCAGTAGACCAAAGATTCTTGCAAGAAGTTATTTACCCCAGAGCCTGTGAAAGTCTATTCTTACACGATGAATACTTTAATTATGAAGGTATTGGAACTCCAATTAAAAGAGACCGACAATTAGATGACTTTGCCTTTATTGGAGAACCATTCGATGAAAATGATAATCAATTAGAAAATCATAGAGATATGATTATTCAAAGATATTGAAGAGAATCTGGAAGAATCTTTTGCTTGTAAAGTGAAAGATTCTTTTCATATGCATCTTTATCAGATTGATATGGAATTGCAATTTTTCCTGCTGGTAAAGAACATACTCGAATATGTCGCAAATCCTTTACCTTATATCCAAAAGCATATGCACGATATGCCATGTCTCCATCCGCATAGTAATACTGATACTCTGGATTATACATTCCAATTTCTCTAAAAATTTTCTTTCGATATAATCCATAATTCATTACGATTTCGCCACCAGAATCTGCAACATTGCATAGACACCATCCAGAAGTATGGTCTTTTCCTTTTAACCAATCTGGGTTTTTGGTGTCTTCATAATTTCCATACTTCCAATTAAAAAGATAAAAGTCGTGATTTGATTGAAGTTCTAAAAATACTTCAGACCATTCATTACATAAAATTACATCGTCATTCCATTGGCAGATAACTTCGTGAGTTGCTGCTTGAATACCTAAATTCATAAAGTGTGGATATGAACTACGACCACCAACCTCAATTAATTTAATTCTAGGATGATTTATCTCCTTAATAAGAGAGATAGTGCCATCGGTGCTTCCACCATCAACTAATACAAGTTCTAATCTTTCATCGGCAATAACAGTATTTGCGATTAAAGTAGGAAGCATTCCCACACGATTTAAAGTGCCAGTTACAATACTAATCATTTGTTTAAATAATCGATAAATTGAAAATTATCAATTCCCATAATCAATGCTAGTAAACTAACGTTCGAAAAACTATACAAAAAGTGACTACAGTTTGAAAGTAAATAAACGCTAGATAATACCTCTTCATTAATTTGAGAACGATTTGGGCAATTGTGGTGAATGGCTTGAGAGTTATCACTTATCTTAAGAGAAGAGTCGTAAATAACTCTTTCTTTGTATCTATCCAATAAAGAATCAAGATACCTTTTATCATCGGTAGCAACAAATATTTTTTCTTTTTCTACATTATCAATTGACGCAAAAATTGTTTCTAATTTTATCTCCGGAAGTTCTTCACTTTTGTCTGTGCCTCTGATTTGTATTCCTAGAGTATCATCATCAATACCCAGTTCTAATTTTTTATTTTCATATTTAATTAGATACTCATCCTTTATCTTTAGAATATTATTATAAACCAGATTTTTGATTTTTAAGTTATCTAAATTTGCAGGAGTATGTGCATTATACTGTGAATGAAAGATTTGATTTGAAAAATATCTCTCTAACCACCAAGACCCAATATCATACACATCATTTGTTTTGAGAGAAATATTATCAAATAATGATAGCGTCTGAGATTCAGATATTTCAATATTAAAATTACCTTTATCAAGATAATGCTCCATTGCCATGTCGATGATTCCACAAACAATAGAGCAAAATCCTTTATATGAGTAATTAAATCGTGAATCAGAATATGAAATATATCCGGTTTTAGTCAATATTAATTACCTCATTTAATCCTTTTGAATGAATTGCATCTGGATAATTTCTCACATACTTATGTCTGTAAATTTTTGGTTTTTTTATTTCATACGAATTGACTAAATCCAAAAATCCAGTTTGCATCATATGAATTTCTTCTGCATTTTCTAGAAGTTTGATGTAATCAAACATACCAAATTGATAGTCATTACGAATAACTTTATAATCACTCGTAACTTTACTCATATCAATATTATATCCTCTCTTAGGATCGTCTAAAACAAAGATATATTTTTCATTATCTGGATTTAATGTTTTGCAAACTTCTTCTTCTTTTTCTAAGTCTCTATCAAAATAAAATTCATCAAATCTAATTTGAAAATCTAATCCCGCAAGATAATAAAATGCCTCATCAAATGTCATTCTATCTAAACAACTATCAAGATTTTCAAATCCTGGTTTAAGTAAATTATTTTTAACAGTTGGATTATTCTCGACAAATAGAATTGCCTCTTCTTCCCTATCAAAAGTAAAGATTTCTAGATTATTCAAATCACGATACATATAACTCACATTATCGTAGTAATGTGTATAGCAAAATAAGACTATATTATTATACTTTTTACAAAAATGGCGAACCATACCATTACAAATAATATGGTCCCCCAAACCCAGGTGATGATGAATATATTTGAGTGACATATCACTCAACTCCCTTATAAAGTTTTACAGAATCTTCACGAAGAGGTCTTCCAGTTGCAATCGCATTATCTACAAGAAGATTTACTGCTTGAACCAAACGGGGGCGTTTGATTTTGAAGCAAATGTCAATCTTACGCTTCAAATTAGCAACTTCCTCATCAGTCTCCGCTTCCTGAATTGCATCCTCCAACATCCACATACGAGTATGAAGAATTGAAAGTTTTTCAACAACCTCACCAAGATTGTCAGTTTCAATGTATTCAACGTCAGGAAGTTCTCTGCGAGAAAGAACTTCATCAATGGTTTCTTTAATACACTGGTCAATCATTTCACCAAACTTACTCATAATTCTCCTAGAATATTTTCTAATAGATTCATATCTTTTTGAGATACAAATTGATTATTGCCGATATAAACTCCGTTCTCATGTATCAAATCTACATTTAGATTTTGTTTTTTACAAGAAATTGTATAATTTTTAAGATATGGTTGTCTTAAAAGATTCCCACCAACAACGGGTCTATATTCAATTTTATACTTATTAAATATTTCAATAAGTTTTAATTTAGTTTCTTTTGTTTTACATATGAATGGAAAACAAAAACAACTATTACCTTTATTATACACTATTGGATAAAAATTGTCTTTGTTTTTTTCAGAAGACATTATTCTTACAAATTCTTCGTATGACCTTCTACGAGTTTCAATAAACTTATCCAATCTTTTAAGTTGAGTCAATCCAAGAACCGCACCAAATTCAGTGTTTCTAAAATTGTATCCATCACTCACAAAGAGAAAAGATTTTTCAATCTCAGGATTTTGATTCTGATAATATTCAAATTGGTCAGATGCTCTTGCCAATCCATGAGACCTTTTCATTTTCATTAGGTCATATAAATCTTTACTATTCGTAGATATCATTCCACCTTCTACTGTGGACATATGATGCCCAAAATAAAAACTAAAAGTAGATCCTAAACTATTCTTTCCTACCTTATCTCCAAGATTATCTAAACATCCATGAGATTCGCAGACATCATCAACAAACAGAGCTTCAGGGAATAATTTACGATATTCTTCTACTTGTGCAGGAATCCCCAAAAGATGTGTAACAAAAACTAATTTAATATCTGGGTGACATTTTGATATTTCTTTTAGATTTTCTAAATCAAAACTATAATTCTCAAGATTTACATCACAAAAGATGGGAGTTAGTCCTAGTTGAATAATTGGATTGATATTTGTAACCCAGGTGCAAGATGGCAATAAAACTTTATCACCACTCTTTAAACCATACTCTTCAATGATTGAAGCAACTAATAAAAAATTTGCTGTGCTTCCAGATGTTACAAATAAAGAATACTTGCATCCCAACCATTTGGACCACTCATTTTCAAATCTCTCAACATTTTCTCCCTGAGTAAACTTGTCGGAAGTTAGTACAAATTTTGCAAGTTGAAATCTATCCCATAGAGAGATAGAATTCTTCATAAGTGGCCAGTTATAGACGGACATAATTACTCCTATTTTGAAGAAACCAGTCAACTGTTATCTTTAATCCTTCTTCCAGAGGAGTCTGTGCTTTCCAACCAAGAGAATCCATTTTAGAAGTATCTAATGCTCTTCTTGGTGTGCCATTTGGTTTTGTAGTGTCCCAAACAATTTTACCTTGATATCCAACTTCCTTTGCAACTAAGTCAGAAAGTTCTTTAATACTCACCTCTCTATTTGGTCCAATATTGATTACCTCAGGATTCTCATAATTATTCATCAAAAATACTAACCCATCCGCAAGGTCATCCGAAAAAAGAAATTCTCTTGTTGGACTTCCATCACCAAAACAAACAACCTCAGAATCGTTATTTTCTTTCGATTGAATAAATCGGTTAATGAAACTTGGAATTACATGACATTGACTCGGAATGAAGTTATCATTAATGCCATATAGATTATTAGGCATTACTGAAACTGTTGGGAATCCATATTGCTCAGTATATCTTTTGCACATGTAGTAACCTATAATTTTGGACATGGCATATCCATCATTAGTTGGTTCCAAAGGACCAGTCATCAGATATTCTTCTTTAATTGGAACTGGAGCATGTTTGGGATAGATGCAAGCAGACCCTAAGAAGAGAAGTTTTTTACACCCATTACGATATGCTGCATCAATTACATTTGTTTGTATCTGAAGATTTTCACGAATAAAGTCGGCTGGTGCTACTTTATTATATCCAATACCACCGACCTTTGCTGCACCAAGAAAAACATACTCAGGTCTTTCTTCAGCAAAGAATTCATCAACATCTTTTTGAACTCTCAAATCTAAGTCTGCTCTAGAGCGAGTCAGAAGATTTGTATAGTCATTAGCAATCAAATGCCTGCAAATTGCAGATCCAACAAGCCCTCTATGACCTGCAATAAAAATCTTAGAATTACTGTCCATAAATGCACATGTCCTCAACTAATTGTTTAAAAGAAATCTTAGGTTCCCAACCTAGTTTTTCCTTTGCCTTAGTGGCATCACCCAACAAAGTCTCTACTTCAGCAGGTCGAAAATATTTAGGGTTGACTTTAACAATGGTTTTTCTCGTGTTTTTATCAATTCCAATCTCATTAAGACCTTCTCCTTCCCACACGATATTCATACCAAAATATGGAGCCGCTTCTTCTACAAATTCTTTAACAGAATACTGAACTCCCGTCGCAATTACAAAATCATCTGGTTCTTCTTGCTGCAGCATTATCCACATTGCTTCAACAAAATCTTTAGCATGTCCCCAATCACGCTTTGCATTTAGATTGCCCAACTCAAGAATCTGCTGTTCTCCGGTAGAAATTCTTGAAAGCGCACGAGTAATCTTACGAGTCACAAATGTTTCACCACGACGAGGAGATTCATGATTAAAAAGAATGCCCGTGCAAGCATACATTCCATAAGATTCTCTGTAGTTTTTGGTGATCCAATATCCATAAATCTTGGCACAACCATATGGCGAGCGGGGATAGAATGGAGTTGTTTCTTTTTGTGGAATCTCCTGCACCAAACCAAACAATTCACTCGTAGATGCTTGATAGATTCTTACATGCTTTTCCATTCCCAGAAGACGCACTGCTTCAAGAACTCGGAGAGTGCCGAGAGCATCAACTTGACCAGTATATTCTGGTGTTTCAAAAGAAACTTTTACATGACTTTGAGCGCCAAGATTATAAATTTCATCTGGTTGAACTAATTGAATCACTCTTACAAGATTTGTAGAATCCGTAAGATCTCCATAATGCAATTTAATTTTATGATAAATGTGATCGATTCTAGATGTATTAATCGAAGATGAGCGACGAATAATACCGTGAACCTCATATCCTTTTTCTAAAAGTAACTCAGCAAGATAAGATCCATCTTGACCTGTGATGCCAGTAATAAGTGCTTTTTTCATGCTTGACAATTTGTAAAATCGATTTGACCGTTTCTGGTTGCCCAGATTGGATACTCTTTACCATAAGTATTCCAGATTCGTGCTTGCTCTGGTCCTACTGGGACGCCAGAGTATCCAGCAGAGTTCCAGATTGTTTCATAAGTGTCATCTTCATGAAAAGTAAAATCATGAGATTCTGCTTCAGATTTTAACAATAGAGAAAAAATAGATTGGTCGTGTCTATTCTCTATAAAAATTGAATCATTTGCAATTACTGATGGACTATCATCAAGATAATGACCGTTATCTTCAATAGAAATGGATTTCCACTTATCGACGATGCTTCTCATCAGATTATCATTCTTCATAAAGAAGATGCCAGAAATAATTTGCCGAGTCATCAGATACTGGTCATCATCATTCATAATTCTACGATAAGTATCCATCTTTGTCCATTGAATCTCTGGAAGATCCAATGTAAAAAAGACACCGGATGTTTCCAGACACTCTTGACAATATTGTTGCAATTTTTCTAGACCATTTTTATTCAACTCGCAACCAGAATCAACATATAAAAGGACATCATCTTCTGGTATATTTTTAAGTGCTTCCCCAACAAAGTAAGATTTACAAGCATAATATCCATAAAATCTACTTGGCATACCAACTCGCTGCCCCATCATTTTGCTGGCATTATTATCCCAGAAATCGCCAACTAAATCATCTTCATCAAACTCTTGAATAGATTTAAAAACTCCAAAACTCTCTGCCTGTTTTTTTAGTCTATTCTTACCAATAGAGAAATTATTATCTCCAAAATAAGTCAAGTGTATATTCATACAATTAATTTAATATCAAATCATTATACCAAAAAAGGAGAGTTTATGCAACTCTCCCATCAGGTCTTTCATGCACGCCACCAATTCTTTGACTGGAAATTGGAAACCAGGCGGGAGAGAGTCCCATCCGCACCAAATGCCCTTGAGAGAGGCAGTAAACTCAAATCGGGTCATATTTGACTCCACCAGGATAAGTTTTAAGTCATTCCAGGACTAAGTGTAAGTTGGGTTAACTTTGATATTTCAGTGATACCAAAGAATGCAATTAAAAATAGCACATCCCAAAGTTTGAGTTTGATGGCAAAAGGAATACCGAGTAGACCTCCAATAAACTTTATCATCAAACCATTTTTAAAATCTCCCCACAACATGATTTGATAACCAAGTAAGAGGAGAAAGTTGCCAATGTATCTCAGGATACTTGTTTTAGACATAAGGGGGATTCATCACCGACCAGTGCTGTTATAGACCATCCGTGTCTTCTTCATCGTCTCTTACATAACAAGGAACTCTATCTGGATCTAACCACCTGCAATATTGGTGATCCTCCATTGCAGTAGAACACTGCATAACGTTATCAAAAAGATAGATGTCGTTCCAACGTTTCGTATACTCATTTTGTTTTTGCATACGATAGTCTGGTTTTCCATTTATCTCTAGGATACCTGCCTCAACGAAGCGGTATCCTTCACGCTCCAGAAGAACCTTACTCACGCTTCAACTGCCTCAAGATCACTGGCGACATACTCCATAAGCATTTCGTAGTCGTCAAGGGGGTCACCAGAAAACACAACGCCTTCATTCTCATAAAAGCGGCGGACCTTTTTATAAAGTTTCGGACTCTTTACATCAAGATAGATTTCCCCGTTAGCAGCAAGACGAAGAGTGCTAACATCTTTTTTGAACTTTTGAATCAGAGACATTGTTTTGAATTGTTGCCTTAGTATTATAAAGGTTGTTGGGTGTTTAGTCAAGTGTGCCAGTGAAGAAACTGGCGATCGGAATGACAGGATTCGAACCTGCGGCGTCTCGCTCCCAAAGCGAGTGCTCTACCAAGCTGAGCTACATTCCGAAGTACCGTTATTTAGTTCGGTGTATAAGCATTATACCCATAATCGGAGCGACTGTCAAGCCTGCCCCACAAACACCCAACCAAACTGGACTCGCTGCCAGTACTTCGACTAAATGAAAAATCATATCCCTCTCCAATTTTTATATTCATAATGAAAGTATTGATCTACATTATTGTCTAATGGAGCATCAACATCCCATTGAGACCATTCTTTACAAAACTGTTTAATGTAATGATCATTTAAAACACTTCTACCATAAGATCTCACAAAGCATGTCATCGCAAAGGAATATCTCTGTTTAGTGAGGATATGCATTATTCAAACCCCAATAAATAAAAAATATAATGGAACTAAAAAGTAAAAGTGAAGATATAAAAAGATTACTCATCGTCTTCGTCCTCATAAGTTGAAGGTTCTTCGAATAATTCATCCATCTTTTGTCGTAAAACTATTTCTTGTAATTCCTGCAAATCTTCTTCTGTAATTATCCCCATCAGTTTAAAGTAATTTTAAGAAATGGAAGTAACGGTGGAATAACACCTATTAGTCGGAGGAGTCCTTCAGCAAATAAAGCAAGAACCACCCAACCGACGCACATACTAATGATAGAAGCATTACGGTTGTGTCGTCGTATAGCAGCATCAATCATCTCCTGAACTTCAGAACGAGTTACCAATTCTTCTTGTTCGTACATCATTTTTCATCACCAAGAAGTTTTGCCAAAGGGTCTCTCCTCGTTTTAGTAATTTCAACTGCTCTCTTGTAAAACATATTATTTGTATTACCAGAGGCTTCAAAAGTCTCCTTGATCTTCACCCAATTGTCATAGGTGTGCTGATCCATAGGGGTTTTAGGTTGAATACTACTAGTTATGCTAGCGAGTAGTTTCAACGTGTCAACTATGTGTGGGTTTGGTGATAGTGTTTAAGAGATTATAAAGAAGGTGTGGCGTTTGATACTTCTTCGTTTCTTTGTGCCGCTGTTTTGACTAAACCTTCTTCATAAGCCGATAAAACCATATCAGGTTTGTTAGTAGCAGTGATTGCTTCGTTGTTGTCCAACTTATGCTTAATATAAAGGTCACAAATTTCGTCAATAGCGATTCTTGCTCTATTGGTTGCTGCGTTATCAATCCAGTCTTGAGGATCGGCAGCGACGTATTGAAGTGCTAGGTCTTCTGCTTCAGTTAGAGTAATTGTATAGTCCATATTGAGTCTTTTTGAGTATTTATCTTTATCCTAAAAGGTATCCCCACATATTCCATTGACTACTATATGCTTTTGCAGAACCAGATGTCTGATAGTATCTCCAGTCAAATACATCATTGGCATTTAAATTTAAAAGAAGAGTTCCGCTACATTCTTCATGTTGTGATGAAGTTCCATTGAATTGTACCTCTTGTCCTGCTCCACTACCATTTACAAATCCTCTAATTGTATTTACTTCAGTATTATGTGGATATGATAGTCCCCAAAATCCAAAAATATATCTTCCAGCAATTGGAGCAGTAAACCTTCCAGTACTTCCATTGTAATGACTTCCTTGATTATAAGAAACTACATTTGGAATAATAATACTATAAGCTGCGGCAGATTGTGAATAATTTGTTCCGACAGTATAAAATGATGGTTGATAAGGCAAAGTCAATCTACCAGAACCATCAATAGTTGCTCTATCAATTCCATTAGTTCCTAACTTTAATGAACCAGATAATTCATTGAATATTGTTAAAGTAGAAGCATCGTGTTTAAATCCACCATAAAGAGTGGCATAGTTATTACTAGTAAAACGAATATTTCCCAACCCGTCAGCACTTCTACCACGAACTGTTATTCCATTTCCAGAACTATTAGATATAGCGTCTATTGGTGTTTGAGGAGAGGCACCATTAACACCGATGGTTGAAACACTAATATTAGGATTTCCAGAAAGGCCAGTCGCATTACCAGTTAATGGACCACTAAAACTTGTAGCAGTAACAATACCAGTCGCATTTAAGTTTGTTACCGTAGGTAAGTCGGCACCACTGACAGTCAACGCACCATCAATCGCTGTAATAGTATCAGTTTGCCCGTTTATCTGAATACCCATTCGTCACAAAGACTTTTCTGGTATTTATATGAAGAAGGAAGATAATGGAATCGAACCATCAGGCGTGAACCTGGCATCGCTTTCAAGGCGATTTACCGACCATCGGTGCTATCTTCCGTATATTTTGAATAACCTAAATGTTTTGTATAATGGCAATTAGGACATAACAATTGTAGATTACTTTCATCATCAGTTCCACCATTACATCTTTCAATTATATGATGAACTTGAAGAATATTGTAATTTTCATTACCACACTCTTCACATTTACCACTCCTCTTTGAGGCAAGTTGAAGTCTTAATCTTTTACTCCTAGTAGATTTGTTATTTGAATTAGTTCCATCATATTTTATACCAGTTCTTGATTTATTTGAACAAGACCTTGAGCAGGTTTTTTTATGTCCAATAAATGATTTGGCGCATATAGGACAAAGTTTTTCATTTATTCTTTGAAATTTTCCACAACATTCAGAACTACAAAAAACATTTCCAATTATTTGGGATGGTCTTCTATAGATTAATTTTTCACAAACACAACAAGAACAGTTTGGATTTCTGGGCACGGTGGTTTATTGATACCTTATGAAATATTTATAAGAATAAACCACTCGGCCACCTCTCCATATGTTATAATATACACTATCTATTCAGTTTCGTCAAGTGCTTATCACACCATCAGAAAAAAGAATTGAGTTTGAAAGACTTCTCAAACATCTTGGTTATAAAGATAGACTACCAGTTTATCCGAAAGAAGATAAAAGATATCAACAAGTCAATTTCAAGTGCTCTAATGGAGCAATGGCAATTTATACATTCATCATACTTTATCAAACTAAAAAAAGTTACTTATATCTAGAGTTTAAAGATCACTATAACTCACCAACATTAAAAGAGCGTATTTCAACACTTGCTGAAAATATTCATTTTAATGAAAAAACAAGATTGATGGAAGTTGGTTGGGAAGTCAAATATACAAAACAACCAGATGAGTTCTCATTAGAAGAGAGAAAACAAATCTTCTACCACTTTATGAATTATACATACAAAAATCTTGAAGAAGGTATGGTAAATCTTTCCCCAAGACCCGGCGATATTTTAGCAGCAAAACCTCACGGTCCTAAAATCAATGAAGGGTTTACAGAATCTTCATTAATGATTGGAAAGTACCAAAGATCTTTAGTCACTCGTAAGTTTGGATTTGGCGAATTACAAGAAGATGGATTCCAATACGCCCGTTATGACAAAAATTGTATATTGAAACCTATCTGACTTCAAAATCTAATCGTCTAAATTTACGTTGACGACGTGCCTCTTGCCAAGCAATATCTTCGCTTGTAAGAACACCAGATTTTGATTTATGCCCATACGAGTTTAACATAACAACATTTGATAAATCAACTGCTGAAATCTTGTCTCCCCGAATGGTTGCCATGTTTGGACAACCACAAGTCACCGTTTTCGTAGGATGCCCTTCTAACTCTTTACCACAAGAGCGGCATCTGATTCTTAAATTTTCCATCTCTACAATAAGTTAATTATTTTTCAGTAAATGAACGAAGCATCCAAAGGAATTTACCGTGTGCTTCATTTAAATCATCAAGAAGATTGACCGTGCCTCTTGACTTTTGCTCATCCGCTTCTACAGCAGCATCTGAAAGCATTGTGATTATTTGTTGATGACCTTCCATTAGGTCACGAATCATTTCCATTTCGGAAATATTAGATTTTGCTTCACCGATACCAGAAACTTCTACTACTCTAGATAAAGAACTGACTGGTTTAATTTCAAGAAATCTCATATGCTCCGCAATACGATCAACTTCTTCCTGAATTGCAAGATACTGCTCACCAAATAAATCGTGAATCTGCTTAAAGTCAGGACCGACAATATGCCAGTGATAGACCCAAGTCTTTTGGAACAATACAAAAAGACTTGCCTGAGTATCAGAAAGTAATTTATATAACTTTTCCATTATACCATTTTTTAGGTATTTATAATGGGCAATATCGGATTCGAACCAATGACCGTCTGCGTGTAAAGCAGCTGCGCTACCGCTGCGCCAATCGCCCATAAAAAGTCAAAACTGACCCATAAGGTATTCTACAGTATTTGCTACATCATTCATAGCATCTCGTAGATTTTCTCTCTGTCCAGACTCTTGTCTGATGATTGGACGATGATCCTCTGTTAAGGTCCAACGCCACTGTTTCATTTCATTACAATACCAGAGATTAATTTTCATTCTTTGAGTATTCCAGTTTAATCCAGTTTAGAAGAGCATAAACTTCAGACAATTCTGACTTATGATCTTGATAGTCAGTATCATCTAACATTTCCTCTCTTTCATAAAACTCAATCTCACTAGTCAAATAATCAACATAATGATTGATAGCAGTCATAGCGACTTCTCTATCACGCTGGGAAATAAGAGACATAGACCTCCTAACTCGTTATCTATAATACATTAAAAAGGGGGTCTTGTCAACCCCCCCTCTATGTATCACTTCTCGCCTAAACCAACTTGTTTGACTTTGATGCGAGCCTTGTTAAGGATAGAACCAGCAAGAGGAACATAACCCAGATCATCAGCAATACCTTGTGCTTTGGTGCTCAGGGCATAGTTCAGTGCCTCGCGGACTGCTTCTGCCTTACCAGGAGCATAACCACTCTTATAGGCAAGAATCCAGGTCAGAGTGGAGATAGGATAAGCACGGTCGCCTGCGGGGTTGGGGTCTTCACCAGCAAGGGTCACGGGGTCAACCTTAATACCATTCAGAGCGGCAGCACCGGTGACTGCAGAAGGTCCAACGAACTTACCTGCCTTGTTTTGAAGCACAGCAGCTTGGAGTTTGTTAGCACGAACAAAACCAGTGTTCAGATAACCAATGCTTCCAGGAGTATTAGAAAGAGTTCCAGCAACGCCTTCGTTACCTTTAGCACCGACACCAACAGGCCAGTTAATAGACTTACCTACACCAGCAGTCCAACCACCAAAAGCATCCAGAGAGTTGGTGAATGCGTAAGTGGTTCCAGAACCATCAGAACGATGAACAACTCGCATAGAACCAGCAGCACAACCAACTTCCTTCCAGTCCTTGATGTGTCCCATAAAGATATGGACAACTTGTTTCTGAGTCAGTTTCAGTTTGCATCCAGGCTTGTTATAGGCAACAGCAATCGTTCCGCCGACCATAGGAATCTGAACGACACCACGCTTTACTTTTGCTGCTTCCTTTGCTTTGATAGGTTCATCAGTAGCACCAAAGTCAACAGTCCCAGCAACAAACTGGCGGACACCAGCACCAGAACCAACGGACTGGTAGTTTACCTTTTCACCAGTGGCAGAAGAGTAATCAACAAACCAACGCTGGTAGATAGGTGCAGGGAAGGTGGCACCAGCACCATTAATAGCAGGTCCAGCAAATGCAGCAGCAGGAGCAAGAGCAAGACCGAGTGTAGCAATGTGTTTGAGTTTCATTGTAGAAAATCGTAGGTTAAGAAAAAGTTAAATAGTCCCTTACACCAAAAAACCTCTCCGAAGAGAGGTTTAGAGGTATCGTAGATATTATCAGAAACGGAAGGTCGTCTGAATCACACCACCATAATTGTCAGAAGCTTGCTTCAGACCTTGGTTATTGGACACATAGAAAACAGCAGGAGTCACGCTGATTGCATCGCTAACTTTGTAACGATAGAAAGCTTCCCACATAATTGCCTTCTGGTCAGCAGCAAGAGAAGCAGCGTTACCAGGAGCACCGATGGCGAAACCAGCGGCATTACCCTTCATAAACACGTCACTCCACTGAAGACCTGCCATCCACGTTTGTGAATCGGTAGCACCATTAGGAGTGGCACGGTTGTTAGACAGACTTACAGTGTTCCAACCATAAGCACCACTCACAGAAGGAATGATACCCGACTTCTTGGGTTGCCAGTAAGCATTAAATGCATAACCATTGGAGGTTTGGTTAGCAGCAAGGTTACCAGAACCACCACCCAGAGCATTGAAGTTACGGACGCGAGTACCTTCAGTACCATAGCGGTAACCGAAAGCAATACCATACTGAGGAGCACGATATCCAACCTGTGCCAGAGTGTTCAGAGAACCATCTTCATCAAACTGACCTTTGGTAGAATCGTTTCCGTTCTGAGCAACATAGTTCACACCAGCAACGAAACCGCCCTTACCCTTCTTACCAGGTTGTACCCACTGAGCACCGAAACCAGAACCAGTTGCCTTGTTATAGACACCGGGAGCACCAGCAACGGAGAAGAAGTCAAGGATGTCCGACTTGTATGCGGTAGGAACCCAAGCCATCTCAGTGTTACGAACCAGAGCACCAGCAGTCAGAGTTACACCCTTAGCAAGTCCAGGGAAGCTGTAGTAGAGACGATCAAGAGTAACTTGGTTCGCATAGGTTTCTGCCTTGTCCAGTTTGAACAGGGAGGAAGAAGAACCAAAGGGTTGACTGGAGAAGTTACCAGAACGCAGACGGGTCTTGAGCAGATCCTTACCAGTGAAGGAAGTATCAAAACTCAGGCGGAGGTCATAGTTGAAAGCAGTGTTACCGACATTGCTGCTGTTAGCAAGACGAGCGCCATCTACACCACCCAGGACGAAGGTTGCTTCACCTTTCAGTTTAGTGGTAGTGGAGAACTGCTGTGCCTGAAGAGCAGCAGACTGCTTCTCCAGTTTAGCAACACGACCACGAAGAACTTGAAGTTCGTTAGCGAATTCGGTAGCAAGACGCTGGAGTTCATCGGTAACTTCAGTCACACGATCCAGACAAGCATTCAGAAGTGCTGCTGCCTCAAAACGGGTCATTGCCTTACCACCAAGGTAAGTTCCGTTTTCATAACCAGCAACGCAACCATAACGCTCAACAAGATTGCTGAGTGCCTGATAAGCCCAATCCGTAGGACGGACATCAGACAATTGAGTGACGCTAGAAACTTGTTCTGTGGAAGTGTATTGGTTGACTGCTGCCATATTAAGATCTGCGGCATTCGCAGCAACAGGAGCAACCATTCCCAAAGCAACAGGTGCAAGCATCAGTTGTTTGATTTTCATAAAAAGTTTGTTTTAGTACTAAACGGCATTATACACCAGGGCATACAAACCCTATGTGTTATGGGTCACATAATTGACGCGAGTAGTTGGGGCGTCTCTTATGCGGTTTTATTTAGAGAGACTTAACCAAATTTTAAGAGATGATTAAGTTAACGGTATCATAGCATAACCGTATCAGATGTGTCAATTAAGATACGGTTAAGACTTTTTAAGAGCGGAGTATCGGAATCGAACCGACGACATCTAACTTGGAAGGATAGCGTTCTACCGCTGAACTAACTCCGCAATGGTGGGGATTTACCCAGCCTCAGGTTTCCCTTCACAGGCACGGAACCCCACGCACTTCACTTCACACGGACTTGTAAAGTATATGACATAATGAGTATTATGTCAAGAGCCCCCGACAAGATTCGAACTTGCGACAAATGGTTTACAAAACCATTGCTCTACCAACTGAGCTACAAGGGCAACTGGGGTGACTGGATTCGAACCAGTAACCTGCGAGTTAACAGCTCGACGCACTGCCGTTGTGCTACACCCCATTGCTTATTCAGTTAAAATTGGAGAATAAATCTCCAAGCGTCTTGGGAGGGACTCGAACCCCCGACCAACTCATTAGAAGTGAGTGGCTCTATCCATCTGAGCTACCAAGACATAAAGTAGGTTCCTATCGCCGCCACTCCTGAACCTACCGAAGGGGAGTGTCGCAGTTGATCTCTCAACCCTCTTATTATACTACTGCTTGGGACAGTCGTCAACCCATACAGCACAGATTCTCATTTCTCCACCAAGCAGTTTTTGTGCCTCACTGCCGTCTGGTGCTTTCTCAGAATATCTTGGTTTATAACGCTTATTCGATTCTTCAATGATACGGTCATACTCTGGTGTTACTTCATCAATCGCACGATCAACATCACGTTTGACTCTGCGTTCTACTTTGTTAGGATCTTGAATAAAAATCTCATTGAGAATAGTTTGTGGGAAATACTTTCTTTGAATCTCATCCAATAAGTCCCAAAGTCCATCTTCTGATGCTCCAGTACATTGTGAGAGTGCTGCGATAAGTGTTGATAATACAATACTGACTATTATAAGTTGCTTTTTATCTGGTTTCTTTTTACCAAAGTTAAAGTTAATCATAAGAGCGCAGCACTCTTACTATGTATCACTCTTCAGTAGATTCTTCAGTAGTTTCTGATTCTGGAAGAGTTACTCCAATCTGCTGAAGATATTCAATTGCTCCTTGAACTTTCCAAAAAAGTTCTCTGTTTTGTGCAATTGCTTTATCTAAATCTGCTCTTTGCTGCAAAAGATTTGCAAGATGTTGCTGTTGTTCAGTCATAAATTTCAGTAAATCCGGTTTATTTAGAGGGGGGAGATATGAATGAATCTCCCCCCATTATTCTATTGTATCAAACTTCTACCTGAATCAGTCGGTTGGCATAATCATGAGCATACGAAGTGCGAGCACCATGATGCCCCCAACCAATCCAACTATACGCATAGTCCATGTAACGATTGATAGATTTACCAGGAGTTTTCATCCTACTCTCAATCTCTTTCCACTGGACTTCATTTGTTAGATAACGAAGTTGCGTGTGAAGATTTGATGGCGAACCACCAAACTTCTTAGCAAAATCACCCAATCCATAATAACGGTTGGCAGATGTCCATTGAATCAGTCCGTAACCACGACCGCAGTTACCCCAACTGGTTCTGCTACCACCTTCACAAATGTTAGGAACAAAAGTTGATTCCTGACGAATATTGCCCATGATGGTAGCAAGGGCGTTTCTGTCTTTAATACCACGATCCTGGAAGTATGCCAGGGTAGCATTCTCATTTTCATTACACCCTTTACAAATTAACCTTGTCTCTTTAGGTTTTTCGGGAGCAACCTCGCGGATTGCTGTCTTCTCAACTTCAACTGGAGGAGGAGGTCCATCCATTTTGTAGTTTACGAATGGCAGTGTTGCCGTACTGGTTGTAACCGTTGCCACAAGAGGCAGGGCTACTGTAAAGAAATTTTGCACTAGTTTTAATTGAACTCTACATCCCAATAGAGAAAGCGCACTTCCCTCTTCTCAGAGGGCGATCTCCTGGGCTCTAAAATCACATCAAAATCTCATGATGTAATCCCCTGTGAGAGGGATTTTTCATAATAAGTTAATATTTAGGATCTGTCAAGGTGCCAGTTTAAGAAGTGTCCACTCCTAAATAAGCTAGGTTTTCATCTTTAGAACAATGAAAAAGCTTCTTCTAGCCTTTTCGTTATTCTTCACTACTCCTGCTTTTGCTGCTGAGATTACATCAAAAATCGTTGATTCCGTACAATTAAGCGTTCAGGGTGCTGCGGTACAATCAAATAGAGTCGGTGCTCAATACACCGTCTCAG